CATTCTTACTTTATCATAAAAGCCCCAAAATGTGAAACAATCCTATATGACGCGAGACATAAGATTCCAGATGTCGCTGGTCCGGGGAAAGCCCAATATAATAAGAGGAAGAAGGTTTCCATAGAGAGATGCGAAGCTTTTATCCGTGATGGACCTACCAACGCACATTGGTTACCCATATTCGAGAAATCAAAGAAAAAGGATGATCTGGCAGACACTGTAATGCAAGCCTTATCTTTTGTAAACAGAGTTGAAGTGACTCCAGCCTCTAAAAAGAAGAAGACCACTAAACTTGTGGCTCGACGACCCAATGAAAATCAAAAAATGACGAAGTACTCAAAGTCAAATCTGGCATGGATCTATCTAAACAAACCCGAGTGTGAGTGTCTAGAAAACAATAAAAGATTTATGAAAGATCTCAAACGATACTACCGAGATCTCAACGACTTAATTAAAGATTTAAACGGATAGATATGTATAATGAAGAAAGTTTTGGATCATGGATTCGTTGAACTCGTTGACCATATGCCTCAAGAGAACCTAGACAAGGCTATCGTTGATGGTGCCCGTGTTAGTTACCAAACAGGTACAAAAACGACACGCGGAGATCGTGGTCTTATCCGTTATCTTATCCGAAACTGGCACACGTCTCCTCTAGAACTCGTGGTATTCAAATTTAGGATCAAGGCTCCGATCTATATTGCACGCCAGTGGCTTAGACACAGAACTGCTTCGGTTAATGAGATGTCTGCTCGGTACTCTATCGTTGATGAAGAGTACTACGAACCGGAGGTTATGCGTGGTCAATCTGCGGTGAATCATCAAGGCTCCGAGGGTGTGGTTGAACTTGATGAGACACTCAGTCAGGCTGTGTCCGAGCAGTACAAACACGCCTTCAAGTTGTATGAGCAGTTGCTAGAGAAGGGTGTTTGTAGAGAACAGGCCAGGGGTGTTCTCCCTCAGTCCACCTACACTTCATTCGTGTGGAAGATGGATTTACACAACCTCATGCATTTCTTACAGTTGAGGATGGATCATCATGCTCAAAAGGAGATTCAAGAATATGCCACAGCCATCTATGAGCTTGTCAAACCCCTAGTACCCCTATCTATGGAGGCATTCATGGACTTCCGTGTCAATTCTATGCAGCTTACAGGTCCTGAAATTGAAGCTATCGCGGATGGAAAAGCGATAGATTCACCAGGTGAGAGGAGAGAATTCGAAGAAAAGTTAAAACGGTTAAAAATTAAATGTCCTTAGATTACAACAAACACTATGTTCGCTATTACTGCATCCCCCACATGGTTCGCTAAGACTGACGACTTTAAGAAAGTTGGCAAGAAAATTCAAAAACAACGACAGACAGAAGTAGACAGGATCAAGGATAAGATTGGTGATATCGCTCGTGAGGAGCGTAAGCGGGTCCAAGAGATCTTCAAGGAACATCGTGACATTCTTAAGAAGGACAAGGAAGCTCGCAAGAGCAGGAGCAAGAAGGCTAAATCGATCGATCTTTACGAAAAGTGATCCAAATAGCTGCAATAACCGGTATCAAAGCAAGCGGCGAATCACTCACCCTTTCTGCCAATAACGCGCATATCACACTGTATTGAACCACCCTTATTTCCTGCCTTGTTTTGATCATAGATCTTTTCATCGCTGCTCTCGATTTCTCCAAACCGAGAACAGCCGAACTTATCTTCCCAACCTTCGTAGGGATCTCAGCCGTATTCATTAGAATCTGACTGAAATCTATAGACTCCATAAACTGCTCCTGTATCATTGGCTCTAGATATGTGAAATAGTTGAAGTCTGGGTCTAGTTGGAGACAAATACCTTCTATGAGTGAGAAGGACTTCGCCAGGTACACAAAGCTAGTCGGGACGACGAAGGGTTTCTCCATTGCTAGCTCTACAGCGAGTTCGTCATTCATGATAGCTCCACCATCCAGGGTTTCCAGGTAGCCAAGGATATTTTCAAAGAAGAGTTCAATATCAGATACATCCGATGAAGTTGGTACAATGACACCCAATCCAATCAAAATTTTTACTATGGTCCTTGTGTCTCGTTTTATGATACCAGCAAATAAGTCCGCAAATCCTTGTTTCAATTCGTCAGTGAGCTTTATGAGTAGACCAAAGTCATAGAATACCAATTTTCCATTCTTTGAGACTCCCAGATTTCCGGGGTGTGGGTCCGCATGGAACAGGCCAGTTTCCATAGTTTGAATAACATATGAGTTTACAAGGGCTTCACAAACTTTCTTCTTATTAATCTTCTTATTCTTCACTTCAGTAATTTTCTCTGTTGGTACATACTCCATTACAATCATTTCATCTGTACAATACTTCTTATACACACGTGGAATCTTAATCCAATCAACATCTTTCAGTGATCTTCTAAACTTAATTGCGTTCTCTACTTCTTGTACATAATCTGATTCTCCCAGTAAATATTCAATCGAGTCATTGAGTACAAAGTTTGAACTCGAACCAGTGTCAATACCAATCGACTGTACGAAGTTCAAAATCTTACGAACAGTGTTCGTATCAGACTTCATAATATCATAGATCCCGGGTCTTTTTAATTTTACAACAACCTGCTTACCATTATGCAGCGTAGCTCTATGAACCTGACCAATGCTAGCGGATTTAAATGGAACCTCGTCAAAATCTTTGAAAATGTCGGTGTTTATGACGTCTTTTACAAGATTATAATCAAAGGGTGGTACATTATCTTGAAGAGATTCCAGTTCTCGCGTAAACTCCGGTGGGTATAAGTCACCACGGGTTGATGCGATCTGTCCTAATTTTACAAACGTGGGACCAAGTTCCAAAAGCTCATTCTTTGTCCATCTCCCAAGCTCCGCCTTATCTTCGGTGAACTTCTCCTTCCAAATATATTTGGCGGCAAATTTCCAAGTTTTCACCTTTTGATTTGGCGGCAATTTGACAGGTGGCGTCCCCGTATTAGCCTGGCTGAATATAGACAGCATATCCTACATTAACTATAGGTTTTTTCTATAAGTATGAAAATATCTTAGGTGTTTAAAAAATATCTGTTAAAAGTAGAATGAATTTTCACATTGTTGGCGCCGGTCCAACGGGGTTGTCCCTTGCATGGGAAATTCTACGATCAGGTGACCATAACGTTACCATTTATGACAGGAAACTGTCAGCAGGTGGTTCTTGGTGGGAGCCTGATATTGAGACCCGTGATCTTCATGCACACAGAATTCTTTTTGATAGAGCATTCATAAACACTCGTTCCCTGCTTGATGAGATGAAAATTGATTGGGACAAGATGTTCATTTTAGAGGAGGACAGTGGTGTATGGGATTTTACTCTTAAAAGTTTACAATATGATGACTATAAAACCCTTGTAAGTCTCATAGCTAAAGTTCTTTGGGATCCTAAAAAGTATAAAACTATTTCAGTGAAGGATGCCGTAGGACCCCTAACTAAAAAAGCCAAAGATTTCATTGAACATATCCCTCTCATAATGGATGGTGTAACTTGGGATGTTATGAGTGCATATGAACTTGTGAATAATTGGAATCATGTTTTACTTTCCAAGAGATATACTCAACGTGTTTCTGGTAAGGTTATGTGTGATGCGATGGAAGAAGCAGTACTAAATGCGGGTGCCAACTTTGTATTTGGTGCCGAACTTCTGGATGTTCAATATGGTAAAAATGATTTCATCGCCAAGTTTTCGGGTGAAAGGATTGTGAATGATGGTGTTCTCTTCTTGTGTATGGATAATAGTCCTGCCCTAAACATAATCGGTGACAATTGGGGACCCGAGGCTGATGCTAAACTTAGACCAAGTACATATGGTGCCATAAATGTTTTACTCGACTATGATCAACCAGTTGAACTTAAGTCGGATCTAGAAATAGCTATAGAAACGAAGTGGAATCTCCAACCAAAGGTACTCATAGATGGTAAAACCGTCTCATGTGTCATATGCGATCTCGGTAAAGAGGTATTGAGTTCTGACCCTGAAACCCTAAAGAAAGAGGTTATTCGACAGCTCCGATTACCTCAACCCACCTCAGCTAGAATTGCTTGGGGTGCCGAATGGAAAGAAAACAAATGGAACTTTTCACAATCCTCTGGTGTGCTCAGCCTTAAGGGACAGCTTCCCTTCTTTGGGAAATGCTCAAAGGTTGCTATGTGTGGTATGATGTCTCCTAGACACACACCATATTCAAGTATTGAAGCCTCTGTCGAAGTTTCACGAGCCCTAAGCCATATATGCTTCGGAACGAGAAAACCACTGAAACCAATCTTACTAACCCATGTTGGAATAATGCTCGTAGTGTTACTTATAGTTTTACTTTTAGTGTATCTTAGATGAAGTTCACAGCTAAAGTGTATGAACCGTTTTATGATCATAATGACAAAAAGTATATACGCTTTGTGATTCCCCAAAAAGTTTCAGAAATCATAGAGCGTATGCATGCGAGTAAAATACATCTCCTTCTAAACCAAAATATTGATAATCCACTAGATGGTAAGGTTCTCACCGTTAAAGTACCATTCCGTTACCGACGAGTTATGTGTAAGTTTGAAGGTAAACCTATACAATCTCTAGTAAAGGATGATGAAGTTGATGTTGAATTAGACTTTAGGGGTATTTGGAATGTAGGTGATCACTCAGGATTTTCCTGGGTACTTTCCTCTTCAATCTTCTCCAATCCTTGAGAAGGAATTTCTATATTGTTCACTCCAGCGGCTTTTAAATCAGTGAAAGTCTTCAACATCCCTTGCATTCTAAAAATCTCTTGGGTCATCTGCTCAATAGAATTCTGAAGTCTATTAATATTTTCGTCAATACTAAGAGTGGGCATTTACTCATTTAAAGTTTCACATCTTTAAATAAGTAGATCATGTCAGTGTTAACGAGGACTGGATATCTCGTAAATTCGGGTCCAATTTCCGAAATTAAAAAGGAACTTACGGTAAGACCGATCGTCAACGGGGACTATGGATTTCCTCCACCGCCTTTTAAAGTTTTCAGAGCAACTAAGACTGGAGTGTGCGTTCCAAGATTCTACGGAACTGCTAAGCTTGGGGAGCCTTCCCAAGACAAACGCCCCGAACCTACCCGAATTCAAACTAAGTTCGCTGGTCAACTTAGAGATGCCACACACCAAAACGACGCCCTTAGAGCGGCAATTAAAGCTGGCCACGGTATCCTTTCTCTACCATGTGGGTACGGTAAAACGACGGTATCCTTGGCCATAGCTTGTAAATTGGGCTACCGAACGATGATAGTTGTTCACAAACAGTTCTTAGCTGATCAATGGAGGGAGAGAATTCAACAGTTCTGTCCAGGTGCCACTATAGGTATCGTACAACAGGATAAGAAAGAAGTTGATTGTGATTTTGTCATCGCTATGCTTCAATCATTGTCCCTCAAAGAATACTCTTTTACAGATTTTGAGAGTATAGGTACTCTCATAGTAGATGAGGCACATCATATATGTGCTAAGGTTTTTAGTCAAAGTCTGTTCAAGCTTTGTCCTCGTCATATCTATGGTCTGTCAGCAACACCGGAGAGGAAAGATGGTCTAACGAAGGTTTTACATTGGTTTATGGGTCCCACCTTTTTCGCAGTTGAACGAAAAAATCAAGAACAGGTGGAGGTGTTTCCAATTGTGTACGAGTCTCCAAACTACAAAAATCCACCACCATCCATGCGAAATGGAAAGATATCGATGCCAAATATGATAACTGAGCTTGTGGAAGATCGACAGAGAAATAAGATGCTCTGTGAGCTTGTAAAGAAAGCCTCAGCTGGTACAAGGCAACTCCTCGTCCTCAGTGATAGAAGATTTCATTGTGAATTCCTTCATCA